TAAATTAGAATTTTTCTCTGTAGCATGTCCGCCTGCTCCAATAAATAGAACACTACCTACTGTGTCTCCCTTTATCTGTTTTACTCTGGTCGCGTCTGACATGTGTTAATTAATTTTTTGTAAAAAAGGGGAAGAGGCAATTACCATCTTCCCCATATTATTGATTGTTATATTATACTGTGTATCTAACTTCAATCGTATCATTTGCATCTAATGCATATCCTGCATTAACTACATCCCATACTAAGTTTTCATTACCACCTAGTGCTGAGAATGCAACTGCCGTCGCATTTACTCCTACTTCTGCAAACCAACAATCTGCTGATCCTTCTTCTCCTACATCTCCTACAAATACTGCAACTCCATTTACAAATACTAATGGAATAGTGTCTGGTGCTGGATCGTTAGTTCCAAATACATCAGTTACTGCAATTCCTTCTCCTGATGGTACTGCAGTTGCAGATGATCTTACTCTTGCTGGTGACGAAGGAGCATCTCCTGCATCAACCCATGTAAATGTTGTACCAGCTGATCCTGTTGTAGCTGATAAGACTTGTCCAGCTGTAGGAACATTTGTATCATTTAAATGTGATGCATCTAAACTAGCTTCTTTAACCTGTAGATTATCTGAACCGTTAATTTCGATTGTTGCGTTATCTACTCTAACTGCTATATCATTGATGTTTGCATCAATTGCACCGTTACCTACAATATCTAATGTAACTGATCCAGATGTTCCACCTCCGATTAAACCGTCTCCTGCAATAACCTGTGAAATGTCCCCAAAATCTAGAGTAGTCCATGAGAATGAACCATCAGCATCACTCGTAAGTACCTGACCTGATGTACCATTTCCTGCAACATTTAATTCGTTTGCTCCAATTGAATTAGCTATAACTGCTGCTGTTACAGATGATCCTGCTGATACTGTAAAATCGATAGTTGTACTATCGACAAAATTATCAGCTTCGAATATTTCTGTAGAAACTGCAGCATTAAATCCAGTTATCTGAGATGTCGCTATCGTTAACGTAGTATCATCAACTGTAAGTTCTCCTGATCCATTTAAAACAACATTAACATTATCGTATTTTACATCTAATACTCCTCCTGTAAAATCTAAAGCTATACCGGCTACACTTGATGCTAATTGAATATCAAATCCTACCTTTGTTAATCCAGTAGATGCTGTTGTTGATTCAAATGCTTTAGTAGTCCATGCAGCTCCACCCCAATAATATAGTAAGGTGTTTTCATCATCTGCTGAAATAAACATTCCAGTAGTTGGAGTTACTGCAACCCACAATGATCCATCGAATTCAACGATATCTCCTGCTGCTGCTCCGTCATATGCTGCGTTAGGTGCTCCACCATCATGTGATAATATGTATCTATCACCTGATACTTCTGTTGGAGGAGCTACTGTATTGTCTACAATATAATCTAATGCTGAATCCTGCCATTCCAGCCCATTGATAGTATTTTCTACCGCATTTAACTGTGATAAGTTAACTGCGTCATTTGCTGCCGTACCATCGGCAAGGTTTGTGATTTTAAATAACGACGTGAAATCCCACTGTGAGTCTTTTAAAATCTGTTTTAATCTTACTTGTCCCATTTTCTCAATTTATTTTTTTAGTAATTAATAATTTATTTTATTTATTCAACTATTAAAGTATTAAGTAATGAAATGATACTCTCCATCCATTTAATAATTGAAATCCTATTATTGATCCATTCCAATATAGACGATCTCCTGCTTGTACTTGTCCATTAGGGTGACTGGAAGAAAATCCTCTAGGTACCGTTGGTGTAGCTGGATCTGCAAAATAACAAACTTTAGTAGTTACTCCATTTCCAACCTCATAATCAATTCCATTAACTCTAACTTCTACATAGCATCCATCAATAGGCGTATTTGAAATAGTTTCAACTGTCGCTTGATCTCCATCTGCTGATGTTGATATAGCGTTTAAAAATTTATCGTCTGGATTTTGTATTGAAACTGTTCCGTCTACTGGATCTGGAGGTGGTATTGGAGCATTGATCCATTGTCCACTTAATGCGTCATATGTTAATACATCGCCATCTAATATTGGAGACATCAACATAGTGTCATCTAATTCTGATAAAAAAGTAACTCCACTTCCACCTCCGATTTCCCATACTTCCCAGTCAGTATCGGTACCTGTCCATGGTCCCGGTAATAATCTCCAATATGTTCCTGAGTCTTGAGTACCAACTATCATACCAGCATTACGTCGCTCGTCTGTTATTTCATTTCTCTCAGTATTATTTGCGACATTTCTTAAACCATCATACACATACTCCATGTTCATGATAGCAAATGTATCAATAGAATCAGTTGGTGCGAATGTCCCGGTTACCGGTATTGTTCCTGGTATTAATGCCATTTTTCTTTATTATTCTTTTAAGTTACTGCTATTACGATGCTTCCACCTAACATATTTTTTGATCTATATAATCTATAATCTTGTGTTACTCCATTTGGATTAGTAACTGATATTAATTTAAACTTGTATATTCCAGATCCAACATCAGTATATCCTTCTGGAGTATCTGCCATCGCAACTCCTAATCCAGTCCCATTATCTTTAATAAAAATAGGTTCTGCAAATGTAGTTGGTACTGCAAAATATTTATATCCCCCAGTTGCCATTGAAAATGTTCCATTCATTGATGTTGATAGGCTGCTTCCAGCTAATGCCTCTATTTGAGATTCAGTAAGAACTGTGTCATTACTTGTTCCCCAGAAACGTCTCCATCTCCAATTTATTTGATAATTATCGCTCATAGTTGATGTATTTGATCTAGTTGCTGTTATTTGCCAAACATGACTAGCTTGAGCAGTATAGGTAATTGGTGATGGAAGTGTAATTGTTTCACTTCCGTCATTAGCTAATCCACTTGCTAACACTACTATTCCTCCAGTGATATTACTAATTGATACCGTATTTGGAGTAATATTCCCAGAGTTAGATGTAGACCAATTAAATGTTCTACTTATATTATTAACAGTTTCTCCAACTTCTAATGTTGTAGATTGACCACTAATATTAAATGATGTAAACTGTGGCACTTGATATGGGTATAATAAAGCGTCCCACATTTCTTGCATTGTTTGATTAGAGAATGTACTACCTGCTGCAATACCTCCAATTGTAGTTGGAACTGGGTTTAAATTTGTATAATTACCAAAACTAGAGCCAGGATCTGATGTAAAAAATTGGAATCTTGCTCCGTCCCATACTAAATAGTAAATAACACCAGATAAAATATCATTTTGATCAAGGTCTACAAATCCGCTAATAGTTGACTTTTCAATTGGATAAGTAGCAAGTCCGTCTATTTCTAAAGTAGATGGTCCAACGTTATTAAGTTGGAATTCTACTAGATATATTACGTCATCTTCATATGATGTTATTCCAGGAGCATCTGCCGTTCCTATATAAGTAGCATCTCCTGTTGCAGATACTCTTATGTTAGTTTGTGTATTTGTTCCAATTGCTCCAGAACCCATCACGACTACTTTTACATTAGTCCTATCTTCTACTAAAGTTACATCAAGGGAATTAAGAGCGTAATTATCAATATGTCCTTCTACCTTTTCGTTAGTTGTAACATCAATAAGATCAACAACTACATTATTTGTATTTAAATTATGATCAATTGTAATTGTAACGTCTTCTAAATAATCGTTAATTTCCCAATATGAATAGTTAGGTGCAAGAGGTGCTCCTGATCCTAGATTAGGTCCCCAATATGCATTACCATTTCCATCTGCATGTAAAATATATCCAGCTGATTGGTTATTATCAACGAATTGAAATTTACCCGGATTCAGTACATCTCCAATAATTGCTTTTCCTACTGGTTTAAACTTGGCATCGTCTCCTATAATTTCCCAAGCAAAATCTGTCATTATATCAAATGTATTACCATTATCATCTGTAAAGTAAACTGTTGTGTTTACTGGTTCATATGTAGTTTGTACACCAGGAGGTCCTATCCAAATAAGTCCTTGGTCGTCCGGTACTGTTGGTATAACTAGTGGACTACCTGCTTCTGGAAGTAAATATAACCCATCAACAGGTGCAGTTAGGTTAGTTAAACTTACCCATCCTCTACCATCAAGATATCCTATGAAGTCTTCTCCAAATTCTGGTCGTTGATTTTGAACACCAGTATAAATAACTTCACCTGGTACTCCAACTTCTGGCCAGTCATTAAAGTCAGTATATCTATGTCTCTGTGATTCAGAAACTACAACTAATAGTTCTTGTCCTTCTGCTTTACCTAGTGAATTTATAGTAAACGTAGGAATTCCATCTAATGTTAAAGAAAGTTTATCTGTGACGTCTACATTTTTAAACGTACCTTTATTTACTGTGAAATTATTAGCAGTTTCATCATACTTTATATTTTCTAAAAAAGTAAGATTTGCTTCGGATAAACTCTTAAAGTTTAAGTTAGTGACGTCTACAATCGAAGTTAGGCTTGAATTGCTTAACTTTCGTATTCCTTCTAAGTTGTTATATATTGACATCTAGTTATCCTATATTTTATTTTATTTATTAACGATATAATTAATAAGAAATGCATGAAATTAATCACTATTCTTATTATAGTATTACTGTTTTTTTATCTATTTCTGATGATAGTGTAAAGTTTCCTTTTGCAACTAGGCAATTACTAAGCTTTGCATCAATCATATGTTTAGGATCATTGTTCAGATAACTATTAGCAATCTCATTTTCTGATCCGTGGTATTTACATTCTAATATTTTTGATCTTTTAATATAATTTCCAGATATAATATCACAATTTTCTAATTTTGAATTTTTAATAGTACAATTACTAAATAGACAATTTTTGGCATCTGCTTCAATTATGCAATTATAAAATTCAAAATCTTCTATTATTACACTCTTGCCAATGGTTGCATCCTTAACTTGAATTATTTTCCGATCATTATCATAATTGATATCTCCTTCTGATATTCCTCCGAATACTAGAAGCTCAAATATCTTCTCTCTAAAATGATGATAGTTTGACTCAATTAAATAAGCCATTGATTTTAAGTTATAATAAATATTAATATTCGGATAATTAGCTTTAAGATCCATTGGATGCTTAGTTGCGTTTATTGTTGTTTTATATTCTTCTACAATTCTTTCGATTTTTCTCTTTTCATCTATTCCATATTGATAATTCTTAGAAAGAGTTTCATATAATCGACTTATAACAGTATTGATCGTGTTAGTTGCTTGTTGTTTTTTCTTTTCATAGTCTTTTCCACCAATATATTTAATTGTTAAATATCCTTCATCTAGATTAGAAAAATCATGTCCAAAGAAGTCTGAATCTGGGAAATTAAATGCCATAGGATCTAATCTCTCAACTAACGAAGACGATATAAATGTAGTATATGGATTCTTTGCGTGAATATTAAAAAGCTGATTCTGATTTATCTTATGTCGATCTGATGACTCTGTGTTCCAGTCTTCTAATATAGAAGATTCATCCAGTCCAATTAAGTACTTAAATCTATTTAGTTTTGAAATGTGTACACCTGATTCAATATGTCTCTCGTTTATAGAGATATTCACTTTAACTTCACAACGGTCGTCAGTGTGCCCGAAGTGATCCACGATGTTCATGGTTTTAAGCATCGTATGCATAGCATCTTGATACGTCATAAATCCAGTCTCAAATATAAACATCTTAGTATTTGCATTGAATTTATTGGACAGTTTAAAAACATTTGTATTAGGTTCAAAACTCTCATCTACTCCTTTAAACCAATTTACCTTTTTCCCTAGGTTCTTAGACAGTTTAGACGCAAGGTCTCGTCGTCTAACAGGGGATTTAAACTCAAATGAAAATGATAGTAGTGCATTTTCATAAACTTTATGTTTATCTAGTTCTTTGTACATAAGAATTCATAATCTTTAATTTATTTATTTGGTATGTTCTGAGTTAAATAAATATGAACGAGCCGAAATACATTATTTGCAGTATAAATAATATAAATAGACGGGAAATCATAATGGCAGCTAATACACAATTTGGAAACTATAAGATATTTAAAACTCTCAAGGCGACAGTTGAGGATATATTATTAGACACGATGCAATACCTATCGAGTAGATTCAACCAGAGTAAATCTGTATTTACTGCAGCTTCTCCATTTGGACAAATCCTAATCGTAATAGAAAATTTATCTCAACTTATATTCTTTTATATAGAAGACGCAATTACTGAATTAAATATTAACGAAGCATCTAGATTAACTTCTATATACTCACTAGCGTCCTTAGCGGGTCATAATCCAAGTAGAGCAATGTCAGCTACTGGAGAAATAGCACTAAGTATTAATGCAGATGCCGAAGAATTTCCAGTCAACTATGTGATACTTCCAAATTTAACAAGAGTTACTTGTGTAAATAACGGACTTACCTATATACTAGATCTTCCACAGGATGAAGTCAAATTCTCTCTTAATGGAGATAATGATGGATTGGCATTGAATGTGAGACAGGGAATTCTAGAAACCCAGATCGTTACTTCTCAAGGAAGAGCTCTTGAAAGTTTTTCAATTGGAAGTCCTCAAAACTTCTTTATCGATAATTTCTTTGTAAATGTTTATGTAAATGGAGAAAAGTGGAAAAAGTATGAATCTATGATTGATATTCCAAGAGGAGCAAAGGGATATATTATTAGAACTGGAATAACAAGTGGATTAGATGTTTACTTTGGAAATAACTCATTTGGTTTAATTCCAAATAAAGGAGCTGAGATAATAGTAGAATACTTAGTAAATGAAGGACCTAGGGGAAACATCAGAACAAATGATCCTGGAGCAGTTAAATTTTCATTTGAAGATACTGGATTCTCAATATTAGGAGAAGAGATAGAATTAAACGACTATGTAATAATAGATACAGTTCATCCTCCGTTTTTTGGAGCAAATCCTGAAAATTCAGAATTAACTAGACTAATTGCACCTAAAACTTCTAAAAGTTTTGCACTTGTTAATATTGATCATTATGAGATTACTTTAAGAAAGCTAAATATGTTTTCTATGATATCTGTATATTTAGATGAATTAGACAAAAGAATGCTAAATTTATTCTTAATCCCAGATATTAGAAAAACATTCAGTAATCCACAGGATTATTTTTCTGCAGACTTAGATCGATTTGTATTAGGAACATATCAAAAATCAGAAATTCTTAGATATCTTGAAAAATCAGGAACTAAATTAATTGGTACCGACACTAAATTAGTAGATCCAATTATTACTAGATATGTTGTAAATACATCAGTTATTGTATTCGATGACGTTTCAATAGAGCTAATTAAAAATGATATATATTCAGCAGTTGGAGAATACTTTGTTAAGAATACAAGACGAGAAAGAATTCCAAAAAGTGATTTAATTAAATTACTAGAAGATATAAATGGAGTTGATTCTGTTGCAATAACAATGGTTGCTAAGAAAAATGAAGACTCTAAAAAATTAGATACAAATTCTGCACTTGTAGGACTCGATGACTTTAACGATATAGTAATCGGAACTAATGAATTACCTATTGTAAGAGGAGGATGGACAGACCGATATGGAAATGAATACAAAGAAGGAATATCTGAAGATTCACTAGGGGCAGTTAATATAAAAATAAGCGACATAGTTAATAGGCCGACTATGTAATAAATAATATTATGGTAAAAGATAGCATATACAAACCAATCTATGAGAGAAGGGAAAAGAGGTTGCATCGTGGATACGATTATAAAGACAACATCATGAAAAACACTATGTCTAATCAAATGTTTGACGTAAATCCAGAATTAAATAGTTTCATTAAAAGTATTAATGATATTGTTTATAATTGGATTGAGTCAGTTAAGCAAATTAAAATATTCGCAAATCCGGCAGTTGACAAGTATGAAAATAAAATTAACTAAATGTCAGACGGTAAAATTAAAAAGGAAACTAGAACCCATCTCAAGAATGAAATCGAGTCTCTATTAAGCACAATTAACTCTCAGCCTAATGAGGATCTATTAATTGATAATGAATTAGCGGAAGAAACTAGAGCGCCAAGTCCATATGACTTTGAGAAGATGAGTGATGAATATACTGTTAAAGCAAAAGCTATAACTGATTCACTATTTAAGAATTTCGTAGATATTGGAATTTTTGAGAAAAATGATTATGCTCGACATAAGAAGGAGCTAGATACAATTAATATATCTAACTTATTTTTCCAATTAAGAACTCTTAAGATAACAATCATGAAAGTCATGGAAGAGATTGCATCTGGTAATACTCATCCTAGGTTACTTGAAGTAATGGGACAATTACAAGATAAAATGGCAAATATCACAAAGATGCAGGCAAACTATGTTCTATTTCTTGAAGATACATATAAGAAGCTTAATAGTGAGGCTCCTGCTAATCCAGATAGTACACAAGTCGACTCTGCACCGGGAGAAGGACAATTTTTTGTTTCTGTTGGAACTAAAAATATAATAGACAATTTGCCTGAAGTAGAAGTTACTGACGAAGACTTAATTATAAAAGATGACAGTTTAATATCTCCATCTAATAAATCAGAATTGCTTAAAAATATAGATGAGGATATTACGATTGACGACGATGAAGGAGATGATGAGTTTATTAATCTTGATGAAATAATTTAACAGTATGAAGGATATAATGTCAGGAAGCGGGAGTTTTTCATCCATCAAGGTATCAGCAATCGGAGATGGAGAAAGTAACTATATATGGACTACTGAGAAAGTAGAAAAATTAGTTGATGATATCAATAATGGTATTGAAGACATTAGAAAACTAAAGAGTTCTCCATTTAAAGACAATGATATTAATCTTAAACGTGACAAACTACCATTTGAATATACGAACGACGAAGTAAATGAGCTTGCAAGATGTAAATCAAGCCTTCTTTATTTTGTAATCAATTATTGTATCATACAGACTCACGACGGTAGAATGTTAGTTAGAGACATCGGAGGATTAAGAGATTTCCAAGAACAAATACTGCACACATACGACAATAATAATTTAAACATATTAATGGCAAGTCGTCAAACAGGTAAAACCGTTACTTCAGCTTTATATATGTTATGGTTCCTATTATTTCATCCTGAAAAAACTGCTTTATGTGTAGCTGATAACTTTACGACGACGAAGGAACTTATTGAGAAATTTAAAATTGCATTAGAAGGTTTACCATTTTATATGAAACCTGGAATAGAAACAATTAACTCAAGTAATGTAAGATTTGATTCAAAATCTAGACTAGTTGGTCGTACAACCACTAAGAAATCAGGTATTGGTCTTACAGTTAACTTATTATATGTGGATGAGTTTGCCCATATTAATGAATCAAACCTTGATGAGTTTTATAGAGCAATTTTCCCTACTGTTACTGCCGATCCAAATGGTAAGATTATTTTAACATCTACTCCAAACGGTAAGAATAAGTTCTGGGAGATATGGAAAGATGCAGTTGATGGTAAATCAAGATATATTCCATTAAGAGTAGATTGGTGGCAGGTACCAGGACGTGGAGATGCTTGGAAAAAAGAAGTTATTGCCGATTTAGGTTCTGTAGAAGATTTCAACCAAGAATACGGATTACAGTTCTTCTCTTCTGATAAATTGTTATTAAATTCTCGAGATCTTAAAAGACTCGAAGTAATCAAGAAATCTTACGAGCAAACAAATCTAGTTTTAGAAGAAGATCTCGCTCATATAAATGAGTATTTATACTTCCATAAGAATTATTCTAATAGAACGGTAGATGATTTTAGATCAGATCAAGCTAACTACGTATTTAGTATAGATACGGCAGATGGTATAGGTGCAGATTATTCTGTTCTTAATATTTATAAAGTAGTAAGTATGCCTATAAAAGAGCTTATGAAAAAGAAAGAAATAGTTAAAAATGAAATGGACGCAATATCTATCGTCCAAGTGGGCTACTTAAGAAGTAATCAATTGGACATTGGAGAGTTTGCTATCGCATGTGAGCATATAATATATAATATATTCAACACTGATCAAACTAGAATAATAATAGAGCTTAATCACAAGGGTGATATTATATTAGAGTATCTTAAGGAAAATAATGATTATTGGCCAGGACAAATCGTTCATACTAAGCATACACAGGCAGCAATTAACTTTAAGCCTGGATTGCGACTAGGTCCTTCAAATAAGATTAAGTATTGTGAAAAATTCAAATATTTAGTTACGATTAATAGAATAATTCCAAATGATGAATTTACAATTACTGAACTTCAATCGTTTGGTAGATCAAAGGGCGGAATTTATAGAGGACAAAATGGAAACGATGATTTAGCAATGACATCAGTTAACATGTCATCATTATTTGAATCTTCTCAATTCTGGGACATAGCAATTGAAACATTTGAAAGACAATCACCTGAATATGTGAAACAGTTAGAAGAGGATATTTTTAGCATTCATAGAACAGGAAAGAAATCTGCATATGATTTTGATGAATTGAAAAGAATGAATGCTAGACAGGACGGTGGAGGTCAAAATCGTAAGGATATAAAAGTTGACGTATTTAATACAGAGTCACTATCTCACATGAAAAGTTTACAGGATAAATTTTTTAAATCTTAATTTCAAAGTGGTATAATATATCTGTACGAATATTGCTAATAGCGACTATATGAGAAAATTACAATTTACTGGTGACGCTACCATAGAGGAGATATATGAGATACATAAAAGCGAAATTTACAACAACGTATTAGAATTAATTGAAAAAAATTACCGTAACGACGAAATATATGAAATCGATGTGGTAAAAATATCTACAGAATCAAAAGATCATGTAATTACTCTTACAAGAGATAAGTTTATTGCTAGTTTGAACCGATGCATTGCCTTCTTTGAAAAATTGGAGGAATACGAAAAATGCCAAGTTTGCGTAAACATGATCGATGAAATTAAAAACAAAAAACAACTAGCGTAAATGGGATTTGAAGAAACTAACAAAATTATTAATGAAAGAATTCAGGAAATAGCACAAAAATTTGCAGATAACTCAATAACAGAACGTGAGAGAAATGAGCTTGCGTCATTGATATATCCTAAATTAAGATATCACATCTGGAAATTCTGTATGAATAATACAGATACGGATGAGGCATTGCAATGGACTCTTAAAAAGATATTTAATAATGTTGCAAAATTTGACTTTGAGAAAGGTAGATTTACAACATGGATTTATACTATAGCGAGAAATGAGACTTTATATTATTTACATATGAAGAAAAGAAACTCGTTTGGTACATTTGAAGGAATAACCGATAATACAGATGTTGGAGGATATTCTGAAGTAGATAACTTTGATGATTTCGAGGAAAACCTAGATTCATTATATGATATTACTGTTGCAGAAATATATGGAATTGAAGATTCTCTATTGAAAAACATAGCAGTCGATAAGATGCTTAAAAAACAGAAAGTAAAGAACATTGCGTATAAGTATAGTATCAATGAGAATACTGTAAAGACAAAGCTTAGAAAAATACGAACAGATATTAAAAGTAAAGTTCTAGAAAAAAATCCCCACTTCAGGGAAACATTAAATCACATTTTTGACATATGAAATTGAACGACTACATTTACCCAAATAGAGTGTATAAGTCACTCAAACTTGCGTTAAAAGACAGAATATATGCAGCAAAATATGCTAGCATATTAAATGACTTAGAACGAGAAGAGAAACTTCAAAGGATCGGATTTAGAAAAGACGGAAACAAGTTATTTTTTGGCGTTAATTTAAACCCTGAATTATTAATGTATACTGAGGATTCTAAAGAATCAGTTGAATTAAAATTCGTAGCTGAGGCTACTAAAAAATATACAGACTTTTTGCAAAACGAAGGAATCCTAGATTCAATCAAAGCCGATTACGAAAGAGTATTCACAGAAGATTTTTATGGATATATTGTACAGATATCATATGACTATAAAAACTACGTACCTAAGAAATTTAAATATGATATTGGGTATTTTATTGGATTATCAGCAATTGTACTCGGAGGCATTGTAATCACATTAGTCAGTATATTTTAATATCTGATAAATAAATAATAAAAATAAATACATGTATATGAAAGAATTTTTAATAAAATATAAGGTTCACATACTTGTTACGATATTAGCAATAGTATTTCTTAGATCATGTGCAAAATCTAGAAGCATCAATCGCCTTGAAAAAGCAAAAGTAGAATGTACTAATTCAATTGATAGTTTAAACATCGTGATTTCTATAAAGGATGCTAGATTAGATTCTATTCCTGAGATACTAAAACTCGAGAAACTATCAATATATTTGTCGCTTGATGATACAATATCAAGAGTAGACCGAACTCCACAATTAATGGGATTCCATGCGTTAATTAAGGATAAAATAAAAGATATCCATAATGATTAAGTGGATAAAAGAAAATAGAGATGCAATAATACGTAATTCATTTTTACTTCCAATTTTATTGGTTGTAATTATGTCAATTAGTCATGTTGTAAGTTGGTATGATTTAGGTAATCCGATATCATGGGCAATTTACCTATCTGTTGCTATTGAAATATTTGCACTTGCATCTGTATCTGCATCATCTATTAAAATGAAACGTGGATCAATATGGTTCTTATTTGGATTAGTTACATTAATTCAAATAATTGGTAATATATTCTATGAATTTAATGATATAAATCCAATAGGTGAAAACTTTGTAGCTTGGATGGAACTTATTAATCCTCTATTTGAAGATTGGGAAGTTCTTGACCATAGACGATTTCTAGCAACGATACAAGGTGGTACATTACCATTAATGTCGCTTACTGCGCTTCACTTCTATATTAAATTTAATGATCTTAGAACTACGGAAGACGCACCTGATAACAATACTAAATCTGATGATGAAATTATCGCAGAAGGAGAAAAATTAAAAGCTAAAAAGGCATTGGATAGAGCTTCTAGAATGAGCGAAGAGCGTGAAGCTGATGTAGATGATGAGGAAGAGCCAACTGCTCTTGCATTCACTCAAAATGAAGAACAACAACTAAGAGAATCAAAAATTGATAGGGCGGCTGAAATAGATGCTAGAATCGATGAAGAACTTAAAAGAGCAGCAACTGACGATAGTCCAAAGGTTAATCTAGAGGACGTTCATACTAAAGCTGATATAGATAAAGATGTCCACGATTCTCGTGGAAATACACCTATCTATTCAAAACAAATAGACCCTAATACTGGTAAATTTGTTCATAAAAAAATAGACCAGAATTATGGCGATTCCTAAATTAGACAAAATATGTTATAACCCAGCATCAGATGTTACACCAATATTACAATTATTTGATGATAAATGTTTTAAAATAGTAGAAAAAGCAAAAGCTGAAAGTGCATTTTGCTTAGATGATTTTGCTTTTCCAGTAGATGGAAAATCTTGTATCTCTTTAGAAGGAGAAATGGATGGTGGAGAATTAATGCTGTTTGATAATCAAATATTAACTGCTGGATCTCCAGTGTTAGATTTAAAATCTGACGCAATTTATGTAAGGGGAATAATGGTTAAAGTAAAATATCCAGAAGATGACTCTAACGGAGACGAAATAGACATAACAGACAAAAATGTAGAAATATGGATAGAGGATGCAGAGACTTTAGATTATAAAGAGCATCCATTGTACAATTTATTTGTAATGTTTACTAATCCTAAGTCAAATGACCCACGTCATCTGATAAATAGAATAAAGATAGTTAATCCGAATCCACTGTATTCAGTTTCGATTACGGCATTAATAGTCTACGGAAAAGTAAAATAATAATATACAATGAACGATTTTGCAACAGAATTAATTGAACTTCATAACGCAGCTTCTGCATCTCCAGAATTGTCGTATAAGCCAATTTATATCGTAACTGATAAAAGACAAGTCGATGCTAATAAAACAACATTAAAGTATCTTCAAGTAGGTGGACCAACTGCAGATGATAAAATTGGTAATGCTCTTGGAGCAATATTCAAAGTAGAATTTGTAGATATTCTTGGAATTGCTGGAGACTCTATTAAAATATGGGGTATTCATAATAGTGATACTACCGCGGTAGTTTATCCAAAAACATATCTAGAAGGTAAAACTCTAAATGTAGTTTTAGATAAATTTGAATTCACAGATGCAGCTGGAACACCAGTAGCAGGTGGAGATTATACAATAATAGGACATAGAAAGAATACACAACCATTACTATAATGAGTAAGTTAAACGAAGTTAAAGGATTTAATATGTTTCAGCAAAGAGACAAAATGGCAGGGTTACCTTTCACAGGTAGATCTGGCGATTTTAACTTTGTAACTGGACGTAGTCAATTTACTCCTGGTATTTCGATTAAACAACTTCCACTTAGTGACCTATCATTACCAACCGACGTGGGAATATCAGAATTCCAATCTAACGTAAATGTAATTAAACATTATTTTAGACCAGGAATGAGAGTTAGAGGATTACTAGTTAATTCTAAAATTGGATCTAAAAAGGGTAGAATAGTTATTGGAAAACTTGAAAAGATTGATGTAAATAGGCGTAATCATACAATAAAAGTTTATATCAAAGATCCTGAAACATTAGAAACTCAAGAGATATACATTGACTCTCTAGAAAGACTATATGAGCATAAATACCGAGCATTCAGTTTCTCAGAGTTCATAGGATCATAAATCAATAAATAATATTAATAGAAAGCTGCAGTTTCTAAAACTAGCAGCTTCTTTTTTTATATAAGATAAAAAAATCTATTTTTATTATGGATGATAATCAAAATGACGAACTAGCTAGGTTAGATCAGATGGATGCTGAAGGAGGAGTTAATAAGCCAGTTTCAGAAGCAGAAGAAGTCGTAGAAAAATCAGAACCAGTTAAATCACTAGGCAAAGCTAGAAGCTATGAAGAACGTGAACATACACTATCAGCAGTCGAAGATTCTCCGTGGAAACTTATAAATTTGGAATTACTTCCTTCTCGTGGAATGTTCTATCCTCATGATTCAGAGCTAATGATCAAATCTGCAACTGGTCGAGAAATTAGACATTGGTCTACTATGGATGAACATGATCCAATTGACGTAAGAGAGAAAATAAACTTTGTGCTAAATAAATGTGCTAAATTTAAAGTTAGAGGAAATCCTAGACTTATGAACTTTAGTGAATTTTCAGATGCAGATAAATACCACATATTATTTAGAATATACGAATTGACATTTCCTAATCAGGAAAATAAATTGATGGCTAAATTAAGATGCGCTAATGGAAAATGTAAACATGTAAATAAACTTCAAGTAACAAGTAAAAATCTATTAGGATTTGAAATACCTGAGGATATTTACAAATACTATAATCCTGATGAAAAATGTTTTGTTGTCCCTTCTCCTAAATTAGATGAAACTCTTAGATTTTATTTACCAACATCAGGAACGATGGATAAATTTAGAGAAAAAAGGAAAGAGGAAGAAAAATCAGGAATTGAAATTGATAAGGCGTTCTATAATGTTGGACCATATCTAATACAGGACTTTAAACAGTTAAATCGAGTATCATTATCTAAATTGAAACAAGAAACATTCGGATGGAACGATCGTAAATTTACAATTATCCATAAGTTTACCGAGATGTTACGAAAAGCAGCGGTAAATAGGGCGACTGGTGTATGTGAAAAATGTAAGTCCAGATTGGAGAGCTCGATTTTTTTGGGAGGAAGCTTCACTGTCAAAGATATTTTCATTGTTTCAACTGGACTTGATGAACTTATTTGAGCTTAATGCTCGATTAGCGGTGAAGCTTAACCAAAGCTTTGATACATTATACGATTTAGAATATATGGAATATTCTCTACTCTTAAATATCATAAATAAGGATATTGAGGAAGAAAATGATAGAATTTCTGAGATTGAAAGACAGAAGGAAGATAATAACTCTCCGTTGAAAGTAAACTTGCCTTCTCATTTGAAATCCTAATAAATAATAAAAAATGACAAATCATTGAGTGTTTCGAATTACATAGATAATTACAATAGGAAACGTGATAAAGTTATTCAAAGCAATATTGAATATTCGAATAATAATCCGTATCCTATTGATGAACTAACTGAGTTAGGCGATAGCACTGTTCTTAAGTATGTATTTGATGAGAATGGAGAAATACAGTCAGCACAGAGAAGAATAAAAGCACTTGCTATTAAGGACAATAAGGATCTATATGATAGATTATCAAACGGTGCTCGTGGATTAGAGAAACTTAAGCAAAATGAAAGGTTATTAGAAATTGATCCAGAAGCTGAACTTAAATCTAGATTCGACGCAGTAGTTAAAGTACTTAATCGAACTAACACAACTACTGATGGAGACGTTAAATTAGATGAGTGGTTAAATGGAGAAATAGCAGGAGACAGCTTCAATACGTTTGGTGAATTATATAATGCAATATTAGAATCTTCTGGGATGGATAGAATTGACGATGATATGGAAGTCGTAATATCTGCATTTAAAGAATTGAATGGAAGTGATGAAACTGATGAACCAGTCGATGATGTTAATACGTTAAATGATGAGGATATCATTGATGAAGTAATTGATGGAGAAGACCCATTAAATATAGGAGAAACGGCAGAAGCATCTGATATAGTAGAAGGAGAAATTACTGAGACTGCTCCTGAACTCGAATCTGAATTAACGCTAACTGACGATGAATTAGATGATGATAGAGGATTTACGGAAATAGATGAAGTGTCTCCAATTAACGAAGAGGCTACTGTCGAAGATTTTGATACAAATGAAGACAGGGCAGCATCTATATCTGAATATAATGAAAATGTAAATTCTATAATAAATGATATTCAGGAAAATGTAACTTCTATAATAAATGATATTCAGGAAAATGTAACCAATGAAACATCAAATATAGATAATCAAATAAATGAGGCAATTAATAATAACAATAATGATAGATCTTATTTAGACAATAACAATAATGATAGATCTTATTTAGACAATAGCAATAATGAGGCAATTAATAATAACAATAATGATAGATCTTATTTAGACAATAACAATAATGAGACCGAGGGTGATGTTATAAACAATTCTAGTTCTATAGCTGAATCTAATGAATCATCTACTTCGTCAACAAACACAGGAAGTGGATATTTCGATGACGATATGGCTCCAACATCAGCCAGGGATTTGGAAATTCTTAGATCTACTCTTGGGATGACAAACGAAGAGGAAGCTGCTTCTGAATCAAATGATACAATAAACGATTCGAATAGAGATGGAATCGAAGTAGTAGATGATATAATTAATGAGACATCAGTTAATTCAGATTCACCAATCATTGGAACAAGTGATTCGTCTATTGATACTGAAACTGGAGAAACTGAGGTAACTCGAGACAAAGTAGGAATAGATAAATCTATCGCCCCAATTAATACTCCAGCTGTTGATAACACTAAAGATGAAACTAAGAAGACTGGAGAAGAGGTAAAAATGACAGAGGTTAAATCTGAATCTAAAGATGCAGATCTACCAGAAAAAACGGAAACGTCAATTACAAACAATGAAAACAATAAATCAGAGACTGTGAATCCCGGGTACACTGTTGTAGATATGTCACAGGTAGAAGCGAGACTTAGAAAAATAGAAAATCTATTATCGTCTCCATTAGAAGTTAAAATAGTAGACTAATGAATATAAAAGAAGAATATAAAAAAGAACTAAAAGCTATTGTTAATCGATATGCGGAAATTCATATTGAAATAAAAAAGCTAGAGGAAGAGATGTTAAAACTAGTTGATTCAAAAAATGACGTATCAACTGAACTCCTTAATTTACGAGATAGTGAAATATCCCTAATAAATAAAATAGAAGAGGACTTAGGAGAAAAACTAACTCAAGATTTTCTTACTGAAATAGTAAACTCATAATTATGTTAGAAAAATTAAAAAATATCAAGCTTGATACTATATTAAAGATAGCAGTAGTTATTCTTGTGTTATTATATCTAAAACAATGTAATAGATCATCTAATTTAGATTCAGATCTTAAGATTGCTAATATGAATCGTCAGGTTCTTAGTGATAGTATAACTACGTATAGAGATAAAGCAGGAGATCTAACGTACGAGAAAGGCATCCTTGTTGCATCCAAGAAAGAGTTAAAGGATCTTAATAAAGAACTATATAATGAGGTAAAAGAGCTCAAGGATAATCCTAAAATAATAATCAAGGAAAGTATTGTTATTAAAGAAGTTCCATTTGAAGTCCCAACTTATATTAATATATACCCAGATGGATCTACTGGACTTGCTTGGAGTAGAGATACTACTTATAATAAAGGAAATTATCAAAAGTTAGCAGGAGAAACCAGATTTACATACGATTCTCTTGGAATACATAATCCATATACAATGATAAACTCTAATGAAATTGGAATGTCATTTATAACAGGAATCAAAGATGGAAAAGATCATTATGAAATATTTATAAAATCTGATTATCCAGGACTTACTGTCACAGATATTCAAGGATCTATATTAGATAAAAAAATGATTCAATCGAATGAGAGTGCAGTTGTATTCGGTCCATCTATTGGATATGGCGCGGTACTTAGTCCTAATGGAACATTTGGTCATGGATTTACAGTTGGATTTAATGCAACTTATAATCTAAATAGACACATTAAAAAATTATTCAAACCTTATAGGTTATAAAGAACATGGCAACACAAAGTAGATTCATAAGTTTATCATCATATTGTTTAGTTGAGTATATGTTTGAGCCTATCGGTTCAACTAACTTTCTAAATGATAATGTCATTCTATTAAAGAACGACAAATCCGGAGTATATCAAATATACAATGAAGACAGTTCACTGTCAAGTACTAGAAACATAAGAGATATAACATTAACTCCTATTGGAAACAATAAGATGGTTTATCTAGATTCTGAGAAAGTCCCTAATTATGTGGATTATGATAATGACATGACGGAGACTTTACTTACGGGTTATAATGTAGTTTATGATAGAGTGAGATTTCACTTTGTATCAGGATTTGATTTTGAAGGATTCGAAGCACTTATCCTAGCAGTAATGAATAAGCAGAATAATGGAGAAAATCATTTATTTGCAAATATTCTACTTGCACCTGAGACCATTTCAGAATTATTAACATTTAATTCTAAACCGTTATTTTTGTCAGATTCACAATTCGATAGATACATTGACGTATTAGTTCCATCAATTAAGAATATGAACCAGGACTATGATGTTGCTCCTAACCCAGCTATTACTTTTTCAGCAAATATTACTCCTACTGATGGCGGACACAGTGCATTCATAACAAATGCACCAATTACAGTTACTCTATCTGAGTGTGCTAAACGTTCTAAATTAGCAACTAATGTAGGAATAAAATACGACACCTTTGAAATAACTGAAAATTACGATGCATCTGTTTCTCAAACAAATGAGTTTGATAATGTAGGAGCATCTGTAAATGAATCGTCTAATGGAGATTTTATAGAATACTATTTAACATGGAATGGAGGATTCCCTGAAGAACTAATATCAATTTTAAATAAAAGAAACCCTAACGATGATTGGGTAATAATTCATCAACTTAGTGTATTTGAACAAGTTGGAAGTTCCTTTCAAAACACATCTAGACAGATTATATTTCAAGAAGACGATTATGATGAACCTTTAGTTTATCGCCCAGTTTTAAAATTTGCCGGATCTGCAATTAGCATGTCAATTGATTTATTATCTAGATTAACAAATAGAAGAAACGGAGAACAAATTATTAGAGAAGCTTCTTATACTTTAATATCTCCTAAAAAATATGGAAGAAAGCTTAATGTTATTCCATTAAGTGATGAACCTCAATCACAAAAAGTCTATAATAAGATAATTAAAAAGGATTTTGAATCAACTAATTTATTCATTGAGCCTTCGTTTGCTCCAGGATTTAATACTGAGATTCCAGTGACAAACAAGCCAGTTACTACAACTGAATATATTCCAGTATTTTTTAACAATAATAACATTTCAATTTCAAATAATAACGGGATGTTAAAAACTAGGGATATAGCAGATGAAATTATATTTGGACCCGGTGCGTTACGTTTTATAATGTCACCATTTGATAATGTAATTAAATTAAAGATGTTTAATGTAATCAATAAGAAACCAGTCCCGTTAGATCTTAACTTAACAGCTGCTTCGTATAAAATGACATTTGAATCACAAGAAGGTAAAATACAAGTTCAAAATGACAATAGTGATAAGACAGAAAACTTATCAAATGGAGAGATATCATTTAAGATATCTAAGAAGGACAGCTCTGTAATATTAAAGTCTTCAAATCAAACCGTGTATATTACGTCAATTTCACAAGAGGGAACAGAAACGTTAATGTATACAGGAGAATGGAGAAAACCTACACAACAGGACGAAGTAGATAGAGCTATTAGAGAAGCAAAAGAAGCATATGCTGAGATTGAAGATAGAGAATCTAAAATAACAGAACTAGAAAGTAAGATAGCACAACTTACATCGAGAGAAGATAAGTTTAAATTCTCAATTAATAAAAATACTATAATTAAGAAGAAAGCAGTAGCTCCAACTGTTAATAGGTTTGGAATGAAAAGTCCTAAGAAAATTAGAACTGATGTTTCTAATGCCGGTAAGAAGTCAAAATCGTTAGTCGATTTATCTAAATTGACTAAAAATAGTAAATGAGACTGATAAATAATAAAAAATAATTTGCATAGGAATGAAGGATTTTGTAAATAACGTAATAAGCGAATTAAAGAACGATTCTAGTTTAAATGAGAACTCTTTAGTGAGATTAGTAATTGAGTCAACGGATAAGTCGATTGCTAATAACAATACATATGATAATATATATCTAGAGCTTAAAAATTCTCTATCGGGAATTAATGAGCATTTAAAAAATACTAAGATAAATGGATTGTTAGCACAATTCACAAAACAAGAAAGAACACCAGATTCAATTCTAAATGAAATGAGTAAGGTTGCTGATTTAAGAAGTAAGCTTTCTCTAATTAGAGAATCAAATGCTTATTCAAATCCAATTATAAAGTCAAAGGTAGATAACTATCAGAATGAACTTAATACTGGAAAACCTGAATTCAGATTATATCCTTCTTTTATCAGTGAATTCACGCAACATATACATGAAAGTTCAGTTAAGAATGCAGTTGACCAAGTTGTTAACGTTCTTGAAAATAGAGCAAATGATTTAGAAGTACTAAATACTATCCATATGATGAATGATTCAAATGGAGTAACTAGAATGTACGAGTCAATAGCTGATTCATTAAAACAGGCTTTAGTTGAAAACAAATACAGTGCAGATATTATTAATTTAATGCATGGAGAATCTAACCTTCCGTTAGTAACTCAACTTGTTAATAATCTAAGAATAATGGAATCATCTAATGATGGTTCATTCACACTAGGATCTGGATCAACTGATACTAGAATCCAAAATTTAATTGCACCAGCAATTCAACTTAAAAGTGGAATATTAACTTATACAGATGGTAGATTTATTAAAATATCTGAATCTAATAAATTAACAGGTAATGAAACTGAAGTTCATATTAATGAAGGCTTTACGATTGCTACTATGAATTCTGAATTTATTCAAGCAAAATTCCCAGAGTTTTATAACTTATCAGAAGCATTTGCTACATTAGGATTTGTACCTTCTGAATCAAGAGAAGGAGTAGAAAGTAATTCTATCAGAAACTTTAAACTTGGTTTAAATACAAATGAATCTAATGGATTAGATATTTACTTGAATGGAAACAAAGTTGATGGATTAGATTCTATCAATTTATCAGAAGCTCTAGTTATGGAAAGACCAGACGTTAGAAACAGAGTAGAATATGTATTTGAACATCTTGATAAAATTGTTACTTTTGAATTCATTAAGAATATCACAAATGACAGACTTATTTCAGAGGCTACAGTTTTTGAATTATCAGGAGATTACGTAGTATGTAATAAGACTAATGCTGCAGATAGAGTTTGGAATAAAGTTGATGAACATCAAATGTTTGATTTCTTTAATGAAAACTTCCAATATGATATTAGCCCTGTATTTAAATCTAAAATTGATGAATCAATTGCGGAAAAAAGAAGAATTGAAGAAGCTAAAGCTGGGATCATGGAAAACGTAGCTAAATTAGAAGGATCAGTTAAGAAATTAAATGAGACTATTAATTCTAAAGACGTTGATAAATCTCAAGTTGTAGAATTAGAAAAACTTAAAACAAATATCCAAGAATCTATTTCTAAATTGAAAGAAGATTATATTAATGTTGATCTAACTAAATCTGGTATCAAATCTCCAGAGTCTAAAGTAGATGAAGGTGAAATGCCAGCTGGACTTAAAGCTTATCATGAAAAGAAGAAAGCTAAGAAAAACGGTAAGAAAAAAGAAGACGACGGTAAAGACAAAGATGATAAAGATGAAAAAGAATCTAAGGAAGACAAAGATGATAAAGATGAAAAAGGAGAAGTAAATGAAACACTTGATACTTCTGCTTTAATGGCTAAATACGGAAAAGTACATAGCTAAGTCTTTACATTCTAATAATACTAAAGCGGATATTTTTATCCGCTTTTTTTTATGTTTAATAAAACGGAAGTATAATTGTTAGTATAATAATAAAAACAATATTATATGGAAACATTAAACGATGTAAAAGGAGCCTTTGTTGGATCTCTGGTTAGAAATAACAAGAAGATTCGTGACGACAGAGCAATTGCAATCGCTGAGGAAGCGAACATGAAGTACAAACGTAAAGTTGAAGATCTTCAAATCAAAATCAGGCAAATGAAAAGAGAACGTGACAACATGTTGGATATGAGTCCAACTAGTGCTGACTCTTTAGTAATGGCTAGTGATTTTGATGGAGATGAGTTTGTACTTAAAGATCTTAAATTAGGTGTAGATATCAGAAATCTTGAGATTCAACTTGATGTTGCTGAAAAGAGATATTCATTCCTATTCGAAGGTGAAGTTGAAGTTGAAAACGAAAATACTCAAGCATAATGGGACATTCAAGTTATTCAGTACAGAGCAGAGTCTCGTCGACTAGGTCGGCGCACTATGCCACTGCAAGTAGAGATGAAATCTTTACGCAGTCGACAGAAAGAAAAGCCCATGAATTAATGGCATCTAAGAACATTGCTCTTAGAGAATCGAATGATTCGGAAGCACATCCAAACACAGTACCGGTTCAGTTATATTTAGATGTAACTGGATCTATGGGTCACATTCCACATGAAATGATTAAGGACGGACTTCCTACATTAGTAGGTACTCTCGTTCAAAATGGTATTCCAGATGTTGCTTTAATGTTTGGAGCTATTGGCGATCACGAGTGCGATGGAGATCCTCTTCAAGTTGCTCAATTCGAATCAGGAGATGAGGAATTGGACATGTGGTTAACACGTACTTACCTTGAAGGTGGAGGCGGTGGAAACGCTGGAGAGTCATATCTATTAGCATGGTATTTCGCAGCGTTCCATACGAGAACTGATGCATGGGATAAGAGAGGAAAGAAAGGATTCATATTCACAATTGGTGATGAACCTAATTTAGAATCTCTTCCAGTGTCTGCCGTTAAAGAAGTAATGGGAGATAATGCACATGGACAAGCTACATATTCTGCTGATGAATTATTAGCAGCTGCTCAGGAGAAGAATCACGTATATCACATAATGTTAGAGCATGGATATAGAGGAGGTGCTGCGACTGAGGGATGGAAGCAAAAGCTAGGTGATAGATGCTTAGTAGTTCAAGACTACAAAGAAATTAGTAAATTAATTTCTGACACTATTCTATCACATGATACTAATGTTGATCAGAGTAATCTACAAACTGCTCCTTCTGAGACGGGGAGTACAAGTGGAGGTACTGATCATGTAGAACCAATGCTATAATGATCGTGATCGGGCTTGGATTCGGAGATGAAGGAAAAGGGCTAACTACCTCTTACCTATGCTCTAAATGCGAAAATCCTCTCGTTGTGATATTCAATGGAGGCCATCAAGCAGGTCATACTGTTGTTAAAGATGGAGTTCGACATGTATCATCTACATATGGAGCTGGAGCTTTATATAATATCCCAACTTATATCAGTGAATATTGCACGTTTTTTCCAACGGCGATGTTAAATGAACTACATAAACTACAAGAGGACAACTGTGTATCACCTCGATTGATAGTTCACCCTCTATGTGCAGTTACGACACCTTTTGATTTATCATATAACCGAGAATTAGAAGATGGTAGAGGGTCCCGTAGACACGGATCAGTTGGAGTTGGATTTGGTACAACTTTACAGAGACAAGAAGACAATTTCAAGTTATTTGTACAAGATTTAGAATTTCCAAAAATAGTATGGGCAAAACTTAAAAATATTGCTGAATATTATAATTGGGATTTTGAAACTGCAATGGATGTACTTGATCTAGATTCATTCATGGATGATGTTAAACATGCTTCAACTAGTATTGACATTATGATCTATTCTGAAATAAGAGACGAGCAGCGATGGGATCTAGTTTTAGAAGGAGCTCAGGGAATATTATTGGATCAAGATCATGGATTTTTTCCGAATGTAACTCGTTCAAATACGACTACTAAGATGGCAATGGAAGTATGGTCTAAATTATCAAGAGGAGGATTTTACCTAACACGTCCTGATATTTATTATGTAACTAGAACATATCAAACTAGACATGGAGCTGGATATATGTCAAATACTGACGATATAGAATCTCAATTAATTAATAATGAAGACGAGACAAATCAAAGCCATGATTATCAAGGAAACTTTAGAATAGGATCTCTTGATCCAGAGATGTTAAATTACGCATTATATTGTGATCAAAATTACGCTCCAATTGATTCTAACAAATATCTAGTCGTTACATGCATGGATCAATTTCCAATATCAATTGCTAGATTAAAAAAGGAATTAATTATGGAATTTGACGGTATTTATGTATCACATGGACCGGACCCAGAAAATATTACTGAATATGAAGGTGAAACTGAAAACACATCAATAGTATAATAAAAATATGGCAAAACAAAAATCAATTTTAGAAGAAGCACATGAGATCGTAAATGAACGATCTGAAGAAGCAGACAGAAACTACGGACCTTTCACAGAAGGAATGGAACGTGCCGCAATGATATTTAATGGCATGACAGGACATAATGTTTCTGGCGGTGATATGTTTAAAGCACTAGTTGCATTAAAGTTCTCTCGTGAGTCTTATAATCACAAGAAAGATAATTTATTAGATGCAGTTGCTTATATTCAAGGACTTGAAAACTACGAAAACGAAAATAATGGATAATACTAACGACGCTTTAGGAAACACAATTGAATTTGGAAAAACATATGGATATACTCAATCTAGTAATGGATTCAGTACTGTTACGATTGGAGAAGCATTAAGGTTTACTCCAAAGGGATATGTAACTATTAAACCTTCTAAAACAGTTGGGGCTATATATAATAGTGTTCCAACCGAGCGTGAACTTAGTAAAAGTTGTACTGTTAAACCAATTCACTTATTTCCAGTAAACCAATAATATGAAAAAGATAGCATTAACCTCAGTCTTCGCAAATCTTACGTACAATGACAAGAACCATAGGGGTCTTGAAGCAATGTTCATTAAGAAAATGATGGAAGAAAAAGGAGCACAAGTTGATTGTGTTGGTTATAAGAATAGAAATATGAAAGATCTCGATTTCTATCATAATTACACAGACAATGATTTCTCAGAATACGGAGCAGTTATCGTTCAATTATCTACACCTAATTTCTTCGGAGGAGTTATGGGAGAACATTGTGAAACTATATGTGATAACCTTGCAAAGTTTAAAGGAAAGATTTATTTCCTTATAAATGATCCTCGTATCCCACCGATGAATTATGCAAAAACCATTTCTGAAAGATTTGATTTATGTAATGATTCAGTTGAGCCATGGGATAGAATCATAAAGGAAGCAACTTATTTATTTGCTGGAAAGGATATTGAGCAATTCTTAGGATACGAACCTAAGAACTGGCAACGAGTAGATTGGTTCACTTATATCTTCAAGGAAAGATTTACTGGGGATGCTGATGGTAATGGTGCTAATATGCAACTATGGGAAGAGGCCGATGATACTATTGAAAAAGAATACGATCTCGTTTACTTTGGAGATAAGAGAGGATCATTCAGAGAAAAGCAATTAAGAAAGTATTTTCCAGAAGATACTAATAATCTTAAAATTGGATATAAATCTGATAAAGTTCCTGGTGAATTTATAAAGAAATTAAAACACGAGGATCTAATGAAGAAGTTAGATTCAGTTAAGGTATCATTTATTACAGGTGATGAGGAACATCTTGATAATGTTACAACATATAGATTCTACGAAACACTAGCATCTAATTGTCTAGCTGCAATTCAAATTGAATATGATCCAGAAAAAACTCTAATTCAAGATCCAGTTCTTAAGGATTTACTTTACGTAGAGAACCAAGACGATGTTAAACGATTAATTGACGCATACTCTCCAGATCTTATAAATAGACAGCGAGCAGAGTTAAGAAGAATATTCAATATGTAAGCTACTACCTACATGATTCAAGGAGGCCCTCAAACGAGGGTCTTTTTTTGTTTATAGTATTGAATAAATAATAAAAATAACTATACATTCATGCGTCATATAATACCGTATGTAGATAATAGCCGACAATTTGGAATAACTAATCCGTCTTATACCGATTCATTAGTATATGAGTCTAATATATTACAGAAAGCAGATTCACTTATTCCAGGAGATATCTTAGTTCAACTAGAAATTAAACAACTACTTGAGGAAGGATTTAAAAAAGTCGACGAATATCACAGAGCCTTACTTAAAGGTAAAAATATTCTTTTAGATAAAGCATCTCATCTTATATCAGATGAACAGATGATTAAGATAGAAGAAAAGATTAAATCCACAATATCTAAAGTTAATGAACAAGCATCTACTTTGACTACTGATCCAAATGCAGTAAAAGCTAAAATGGATGACAAGGATTGGAACAATGTAATGTCTAATATTGAAAGCACGACTGATGGCGCTGGTGCAACAGATGCTGAAAAAGGAGGAATGCTAGGAATGCTAAAGGGATTACTTAGTGCACTTACTGAAGGAGGATCAATGATAGGAATAGTTCACTTCATATTAGATATCTTAGGATTAGTTGGAGATTTATTTGGAAATGCAGGAGCAATATTTGACGTATTAAACGGAGTTATTTACATGATCAGAGCGATTAATGGCGATACAGGAAAATGGATTCTCGCTCTAATATCATTCGCAGCAGCAGCAATACCATTTGCTGGAAATATTATGAAAGGAATGTTCCAAGCAAGTAAAGCTGGAAAATCAGTTGTTAAAGTAACTACTGAATATATGCAGGCTGAAAGGGTAGTAACTAAAGGAGGTAAGGAAACTATCGAACAGGGAGTTAAAAAAGGATCTGCTAAAATATCAGATGAGGCATTAGACGTATTTGCTAAAGCTGGACCAGAAGGAGAAAAAGCCTTAGAATATGTTGCAAAAGCATCTAAAAAATCAATACCACTAGTTGGTCAAATGATGGATACGTTCTTTAATAAATTTTTAGGAACAGTAGTTGGATGGGTACCGTTCTTAGGAAAACCTCTTAAAAACTTCTTTGCAAAAATCGCGGATATGTTTGGAACATTTTCTAAGAAATCTGCTAAATTTGCAGATGATGTTCCTCAAATTATAAAACAATCACATGTTAAACAAATTGATGAATTCTTTGAAGCAGCTGCAAGTAGACAAGGAACAATGATATCTGCTAGCGGAAACAAACTAATTATTAAAGATTCACAAGGAGCTATATTGAAACAATTAGATGGATCAGTGTTAAAATCAACAAACTTCCTTAAAAAGAGATATGGTCCAGACTTAGCAGGAGAGATTGGCAAAAAATATGCTAAACGTACTGAGGGAAATGTTCTTAATTTCTACAGTGAACTTGCTGAAAACTTAAAGCATATAGAGAAAAAATATGGTACTGCTCTTAAATTTGCTAAAGGAGCAGGAAAGGTAGGACTTAAAGCGTTTAAATTCTCTAGAGCATTAACATTCTTTATTGGTAAACAAGTAGCTAAAATAATGATTGGATTTGACGTATCAGATATGACCGACGGAGAATTAGAGAACCTAGGTGCAGTTTCAATTAATCAATCAATGCAAAATAGAATAGATAGAGCACTTGAAGAAAATCCAGATGCAGCATATGTAGTTCCTGTATTAGATACTACAGTTGATAATACAGCAACTGAGGTACTAAATGGCGAATTACAAAAGAATGCAGAAAGATTTGATCTTCCAGATATTGGAATGGTTGCATATGCTCAAAATAGAAGAAAGGATAAGATCCCAGACGATGTTGTAGATTTTTGGAACTTTGCTTATGATGATTCAGAGGAAGCTATAGATAATATAGAAAAGGATATTACTCCAAATAAATCCAAATCATCAAAGATTAAAGGTACTACTAATGAGAATAACTCATTTAAACATTTACGAAAATTTAAACTTTAATTATAAAATATAAGACAATAAAAAAGCCAGCTAATGCTGGCTTTTTAAGTTTATATAACAATGGCTATTCGGCTGCTTCGGCGCTTGTTCCTCCAGCCATAGCATTTTTGTATAGTTTTATTTCAGGGTGATTACTAGCTCCGTCTCCGGTAAGTGCTGCCCACCATACTTTTGCCATTTGTCCCATGTCTCCTCCTAGTTCGTCTGCAAGTACATCATATACTTTAAATCCTGGATCTAATGTTTCGTATTCTGTTTGTACATCTTTTGCTCCTTTTGGAGTAAGTGATGTGATTATCAATGCTATTTGTAATTCTTCAGTATCTGTAGTATTACCCCAGAATCCTGTTCCAGCCTTAAGGTCTACTAGCATTTGAGCTAATGTTTCTCCATCTGCATCTTGCACTCCGGTTATATAATTAGATGGATCTGCTGTTGTTGAATCATACCATCCCATAATTTCAGTAAAACCTGGAGAAGAGTCTGCATTTGCATCTCCTAAATCTCCTGCTTTCTTTGTAGCGAGTGCCATACCTGCAGCTGTTGCGTTTACTCCAGCAGTGTTTAATATCTTATTAGCAATACCAGGTTGTATATTTACTATAAAGGAATCAGCATTTGTTGTAAATGGAGTTTTGCTTTTTCCAACAAGTGGTCTAAGTTGAACTCCTTTGTCTGATATTCTAAGAACTTTATGTTTCACCATTTTACCTCCACGTTTATACATAAGAGTTGAACCTGCTTTAAGTTCTTTTCCTAAATGTGTTGCTTTAGCGGATCCTGCTAACTTCTTCCATCCTGGGATTCTAGATACAACTCCTTTTACTCCTTTAAGTGCCTTATCACCTACTTTAATAATTCCTCTTCCTACTTTAGTTGATTTAGCAATTTTAGATCCTTTTGATGCTATTCTAGTTGCAGCTGCTCCTCCTTTTAAAGATGCATTAGCAATAGTTCCCATTCCAAGTGTTCCAATAGTAAGGGCAATGTCTCCAAGTATCGAACCTAAATTAGTTCCTCTTGTCCATGAGCTAGGTACATCACGTCTAAATAAATTTAATGCAGTAGCTTCAGCTCTTCCTGAAAATTCAGTTTCTAGTTTTCCACTAATATTTCCAACTTCACTAGCGAGTGCATCAAAGTATACTTTCGGATCTAATCTTTTTTCTACAGCAATTGCTCCCAGTGCTCCTGCTACTCCTATTAATTTATCTTCATCAGTTCCATCATCTCCAGCATCTCCTAGTCCTACTATTGATCCTAAATAATTTCCAACTGATCCAACTACTCCATAGTCTCCTTTTAAAGATTGATTAAAATAACCGGCTGCTTTTGTCATATCAATGCCATCGAATACATATTCGTCATTTACTACCCACATTGTAAACTTAGGATCCTTTGGATCTGATTTGTCTACTTCAATATGAATAACATCACCATCTAATACCCCATACGACTTGGTGTCAATTGCAAGTTCCTTGGTCGTAGTAGTTTCTCCATGTTCCAATGTTTTTAATGCATCACTTAACGCTTCTAATAAGTCCTCATCACCTAGATAGTCCTTTAATCTCTCATCATAATCATCAGAGATAACCGCAGTTTGCTCATTAAGTTTTCTATTTTTATAGTTTTCTATACTGTACATTATCGTTAATTATTTTTAAAATGAATCAAGTGATACTTTATTAACTGTATCAGGTGAACTTGCGCCTGCTATATCATCAGCCTGTGATGATGTATTAAAGATAGGGGTTCCATCTCTATAGTATAACATGCTCTTTAAATTTTCACCATTTAATTCAGATGATCCGTACCTTTCTTCCCATTCCTTAATTACCTTATTTTTAAAGTCTTTATTAGTAAACATAGAAGTAAAGAATTTCTTATCATATGGATTTTCTATTTCACCGTCCATCATTAGTGGAGAATTATCAATAGTTCCAGTATTATCAGCATCGGTATACCAAATAACTTTACCATCTTCCCATGCTATTGATCCAATTGCTGCTCCTGATTCTAGTGGTTCCATTTCAATTGTTCCACCTGAGCCGATCTCAGCTTCATAGTCTACTCCATTAGTTCTCATTGTGTATCTAAATCGATTACCCATTGATTCTTCAGTTACATCAGTTCCTTCTCCATCTCCAGTTTCTCCTTGTGGAATTTTTTCTGGATCTTCCTCTATCGTATCAGTCTCTGCAGTTTTTTCATTATCAACGATTACTCCAGAGAGTGCTGTTTCTTTATCTTTCATTGCCTGTAAAGATTCAGTTGATACGAACTGAACATTGTCTGCTAATCCTTCAACATTTTCTCTTGGAGTTACTGTAAATTGGATTTTCTCTACTCTTGAATTATCTCTCTTAACTGTATAAATGATAAATTTAGTAGAAAAGAAGTTCTTATCTATTTTACTGTATGTATTTAAAAATGCCTGTTGACTATTTAGGTAGTTTTTAAGAGCAGCTGCTCCTTTATTTGTCATATTGCTATTTCCATCTAGTAATTCCATTTCGTTTACGGTTTTAACCATAAACTTAGTATTACTTTGCATTTTAATAACAACCTTGAATCTTTGTCCATTTGGAGCTACGTAAACCTGTGCACTTCTATTTCTAGATTCACTTACATCGTTCCATGATTTAAATGTATTACCCATTATTCTTAGGTTTTATTTTATTTATCTCAAAATAAATAATAAAAATATTCAGTATACGTGAAATATAAGAACTTCGAGCAATATACCAGACAGTATTCAAAAGATATAGAATCATTCATTAACAGAGTTGCTATAGCGACAAATGAAAATATACAATTTCCATATTTCGATTATATAAAGAATAAATTTGATTTACAAGAAAATTTCAAAAATATTCCTATAATAGTTTCCTCTGATTTTACAAATGAAAGTTTACCTATTTATGAATCTGCTGAGTTTACTTACAACCTAAATGAAATGCCAGATATTAATCAGGTATTTAAAGACTTTAAAAATGAGTCATTTACAACAAATTCAGTATCAGATATAAAAGACATTAAAAAATTAAAGTTTCCAGTTACTGCATATCACGCAGATGGATCAACAGATTTTAAAACAAAGGGAAAACTAAAAGCATCAGAGGGAATCTATAATAGTTTTAGAGAAAAAATTATTCCTAAGACTAAATTTAAAGTACTATCATTTAAAGGAGAACCTATTAGTATTGTAGAAACAATCAATAATTTTCCACTTGATGTAGATATTAAAAGGTTTACTCTATTAAGAGAGGCTAAAAAGATATCCAAAACGATTTATGAAAAATACAATCTAGATTTTTATAATATAGAATTACTAGAATCATCAAAGGGAAAACTATACGTAAATAGCGTTAATAGAAAACTAGATTTAAATCCTCACGAGGCATTCGTAGTTTATGAAGCTGCATATAGTGATTATTATAGTTCTAGAATACCAAATTGGGTAAAAGATAAAATGATAAATGAAAACGTATCCGCATATTATAACCAAAAGTACTTAGATTCTCAATTAGTTAAATCTAAACATATTTTTAATTATTCAAAATATGCAGAAGTGGATAATACTCTTAATGAATCTGCTGGAATTCCAGATAGATATAAAAAGAAGGGATTTACTAAAGTCGGAGTTAAGAAACAAGCACCGGATGGAGCTAAGCATAAATGGGAAGTACTTGCTAAAAAAGGAGACAAGTATAAAATAGTAAAGGGAGGATATCGCGGAATGAGCGATTA